TCCGTCTGGTAAGACAGCCTCGTATCTAACCCAGTAGTCACCTTCACGGTACAGTGGGAGATATACCTGCAGACGCTTTTCTGCCCACAGTTTACGGATCTCGTTAGCCGCTGAAGGAGAAAGGTTCTTAGTAATGAGATCAACATACTCATCACCCATTTCGCGGTAACTGTCCAACATCTGCTTGTAGACATTTTTAAGGCTGTCCGGCAGGGCATTGAACTGTTTGGTCAACGGATGATTAGCAAATTTAGCAGAGTAGAAATCTACCTGAAGCCGTGTTGACTCATGGGCAATGAAGTAGAACTTATCTTTTATAGCAGCGTTCTTTTTAACTTCTTGCTTAATGGCCCGCGTCCACCGATTGACATTTCGGTTTAACTTTTCTCTACGGGCTTTGAGTCCAGACGCTTTGGCGTTAAGTACACGCAGCAAATACCTGAGTGCGGGCAATTCTTTACTGAAAATGTAGACCTGCTGCGGTATAGACGTAAACGCATAGATGCCCGCACGAAGATTGTCTTTTATCCTTTCCGAATCAAGGATGCGCCGAATGGCCCTACGAATCTCCTCGTTAGGCATCGGTAAGTTTTTAATTGCACGGCCTATAGCGTTACCAAGATCGTTAAGGTCAACACCTTCAAGATCTTCTACAGACTTAGGCGGCTTCGGTTTTTTCCGCTTTACAGTCGGAGTGGGCTTAATACCCATCGCGGCGTCACGCGCTTCCATGGCTTCGTAGTACGCCCGAATCTCTGCATCGGTCGCGTCTTCACGAAGTTCCGGTATCGGCGGGAGTTCAGCAGGGGCTGCAGCAGGTTCAGCGGCGGCAGGTTCTAGTGCAGTCGGGAGTGCCGCTTCTCTTCCAACAACATCGCCAGCAACTCGTGCAGCAGGCTCCAGTCCTGCGCCCTCAACTCCTTCAACTGCTGGTCCTTCGGCAGGAGGTCCCGATGGAGGCAAGCCAACGCCTCCTCCAACTGGTTCACGCTCAACTTGTTCAGCAACGCCCTGTGTTGTTTGTTCGGCTGCACGGGTCTCCTCCGGGGCTGCCCCCATCATAACTTTACGCTTACCCGATTTATCAGGGCGGCTTACAACGCCTTCAACCTCCATCTGCCTGATAAGGGCTCTAGCCCGGCTGTATGGGATATTAAGTTTTTCTTGAAGCGACGATATGCTGGTTTTGCCAGAAGTCGTCACAACCTCAACTGCCTGTTGGTAAACAGGATCGACTGGAACTTCCGGAGTAGGAGTAGGCAAAGCCTGTTGTGCAGCGGCACCTTGCGGTATCGGAGCGACGGAAGGCGCAGCAGTCGTGGTCGGCTCAACAGATACAGTCGGTGCGGGTGCAGCGGTCTCGCCCAAGCCCAGTGTTTGCTGAGCAGTTCCAACCTGCGGAATTGGCGCAACCGGCGCGGCTTGTACCGTGAACGGCTGATCCTTGGGCGCAGCCTCTGCTCCCGGCAAGTTAAGTCCTTTAGCCAGAGCGGGGTCAATCTGAATCGTCTGCTGAGCGGCAGCGGTCTGGGGTATAGGTGCTACGCCCGCACTTACTGTTTCTTCAGGCGGTTTGCTTAATTCTTCAAGACGATTACGGAAGATATCAAGACGAGTTGCCGTACTGTCGAAACTATCAGTAAGCCGCTGCACGCCTGTGTCGTAGTCACCGCCGACGCTTTCGATACGCTCTCTCAGTCCGTCCAAATCCGACAGCATTTCAGCACGTCGAGATTGAGCAGACTCCATCTTCAAGATTTCGTCTTGAATCTGCTTCGGATTTAAATTAAGAGGTTCTTGTCTAGCCTCAATTGGTGCGTTTTTAGCGCGAACTTTAGGCGGCTGTTCGTTAAGCGGCACCGGGGCTTCAGGCACCGTCTCTTCAATAACTGGCTTCTCTTGCGCCTTAACAAGTTCTTCGGCTTTAGCACGATCTTTGCGGGCTCCAACAGCACCAGCAGCACCGCCCATGACGGGGCCGAGAATAGCAGCGCCAATAGCCGCTTGGGTGTATTCGTCTACCGCTTCTTTATCACCAAGTGATAATCCTGCTTGCCACCGCTCAAGAGCGGTCTGTGCAACTTCCTGCGGTATTTCAAACGCAGTGCCTTTTACCGCACCTTCAACAGTACCGCGTGCAGTAGTTTTCAGCGTACCGTCACGCGCAGCCTGTACAAGTTTTTTAGCCGATTCTTCCGCAAGTTCTTTACTTGGCGTGATAAGGTTTTTAAGGAACGGCGTTACTTCGACAATCGCTCTCAGTCGATTAAACCCAATGTAGTCAAGTCCTGCTGATGCAGCGCCCGCTGCAACGGCTTTGAGTGCGGAAGTTTCTTCAGGTGTACGACCTTCAGCCAACGCACGTTCCTGCTCCTGCGCTTGGCGCAAAAGCCCCTGAGTGGTGTATTGAGTCGTTGCTGTGCCGTAACCTGCGGCAATACCGCCCAACGGCGTTGTAGCAACAGATGCAACTGTACCGGCTGCGATAGGCGCAACCGCCTGACCTACCGTGCCACCAACAAGTTCCTTAAACGCTTCCCAGTTTTCGCCTTTACCAAACCCGCCGACAGACTGGAATTTGGACTCACCGGCAGCAAGAAGTTTGCGACGGTTCTCATCAGTTGGATTAGCAGCGAACTCGGCCGCTTCGTCAGCAAGACCAAGAGTCTGGGCAGACTCCATGAACGAACCCCAGAATCCGGGGCGTTCTTTGGGAGCAACCTGTTCAGCAGGTTGAGTCACAGATTTCGCTATCTGGCCTTCAGTAACCCAACGGCCGTTTACAAGAACGGCTTTTTCTCCGGTCTTTCTGTTGGTCGCAGTCTGCGTATAAGGGACCCACTGCCCGTTAATCAGGACAGCCTTTTCCCCAGTCTTGCGATTAGTGGCGGTTTGGAATGCCATGGCTAATCTTAATCAGGAACCCAATCTTCGCCCGGAAGTTCTGCCGCACCCGCACTTTCCTGATCAGTAGGATAAGCATCCTGCAACGGCGAAATCCCCGGTATGTAATACCCCTGCACCACAAGGTCTTCTTTGACTTCGTTAAGGTCTCTCTGGGCATTAACTACGTCTGGGTGCTGCTTGTTAACATTGCCCTCAAAGTCCGTATGTCTTTTGATAGCGGCCTTCAAAACAGCCTGTTTGTCTCTTAATTCAGCCAAAGCCTCGGCCGGGATTCCTTTGGGCCCCGGCGTGACATCCTTCAATCTCTGTTGCAAATCAGAGTATTTGGGGTTTGGCTTACCGTCTGCCAAAGTACGCGGCGTACGTCCTAACTCTCTTCGCAGACGCTCCGCTTCGTTAGCCGCTGCGCCCTGAATTCCCTTCAACTTAACAGCACGCTTGAATGCGGTATCAGCCTTAGCCTCCGCAGCGGTAGCCTCAGTAATCTTGTCGCTCGCCTTCTCAATGTCGGCGTAGATCGTCTTCTTAAGTTCAGCAGCCTCTTTGAAACGCCCCGCCTTCTCAAGTTCTTTGACCTGCAGCAAGGCAATCTCAGCCAACTTCGCATCACGCGTGGCCTTCTTGACCTTTTCAGCAGTTGCTCTCTTACGCGATGCCTTACCTTTCTGGGCTTTTGCCAGTGAAGAGAGCAAGGTCGCCCCGCTCTCAGCAGCGTTAGCGGCGACATCACCCCAGTATTCGTCACGGTCGAGTCCGGCTTCTTCCTCAGCAACACGCTCAGCAGCGGCTTTGTCTTCAGCAAGAAGTTTCTCTCGCATAGACATTGACTGAGCGTACTCGCCCAGTCCGCGCTCTTGTTGCTCTCGTCTAATACGTTCTTCCTCAGTCTCGACAAACTTAGTCGGGTCCTGACCGAGCCGTGCGATGTTCGCAGCCTGCATCTCCTCCCAAGTCTTGTACTTCGGGATGTCCGAGTACATCTGAGGAGCAGCGGTGTTCGCCGTACCACCTTCGTCAAACGCAACAATACCGCCACCGGCAAACGACGGGTTCTCCATCCTGCCTGCAGGTAGCCCACCAAGTCCCTGACTCATCATGGCTTGCGGGTTTTGCGGAGGCATCGCAGCAGGAAGACCGGCCTGACCCTGCTGTGCCGATTGGAGCATGTTCATCTGCTCACGGATGTTCGGAGTCTGCAAAGCCGGAGTCGGCTGACGCTTCATCCGCTCAAACTGCTTCATCAGCGCATAGAGATCAACAAGCGGCGCAACGCCATCGTTTGCCATGCTCTTTACATAGGCGATAGCCTGATCAACAGGCATACCTTTGCTCATCGCCTGTTGGAGCGAAGCCATCATGGTGCGACCTGTTTCGCTAACCGGACCGATCATAATTAACTCCCGAGCGAACCGAAGAGCCCGCCAAGCCCACCCGTCGTACCTGCCAACATGCCAAGTGTACTAGGCGGTTGCTTGTAGATTTCAGTCGTCTTGTCAGTGGACGGAATACCACGGATGAGGTTCGACATGAACTCCAACTGCTTGTACGGGTACTGCATCTCGTCCATGAAGCGTTGATAGTTGGAACTGAGCATCTGCTGCTTGAGTGCTTGCTGCTGTGCGCCCGCGCCGAGTTGTGCCTGAAGGATGCCCGCACGTTGACCGTACTGCTGCTGACCCAACTGGCCCAACTGACCGGCTGCGGCCAACTGTTGCTGAAGTCCCTGCATACCAAGTCCAGCGCCGAACTGGCGAGACTGCTCACCCAACTGCGTTCCAGCAAGGCCATACTGAGCGCGAGTCGCCGCATCCTGCATAGCCTGTTGCGAGGCTTGCTGGTAGGCATTCTGAAGCCCGGTTGCTTGGATGTTCTGCAACTGCTGCTGAAGACCTCGTTGACCTTCGGCTTGGAGCAACGCTTCGCGGGTACCGCCTCGCGCACCAGACCGGATACCTTGCGCTTGCAAGCCGGGAATCTGACGAGCGTAGTCTTGAACCGCCTGCTGCTTTTGCTGATCAATGACGCTCTGCATGTAGGGCGACATGTATTTGTCGAGGCCGCCCGGTTGGTCAAACGCAGACTGAAAATACTGCTGTTGTTGAAGAGGGTTATATCGGGCAAGGTTTTGCGCTTGGAGCGCAGCGAGCCCCGTGAATCCTGCCGCCTGTCCGGTGTAGGGCGATACCTCCATACCAGACAGATCGCCCATGGCTTTTTCTTGGAGCGGGCTCAGTCCTGCAACAAGGTCGCCTTGATAGGGCTGGAATCCCGTTTCGTATTTACCCGTTTCTTTGTTGAATTTTGGATAGGTCAGCGCCGCGCCGAAACCCAGAATGTCGGTGGCATATTTACGCGCCCACTCCGGAACATTAGAAGTGGCGGTTTCGGTGTAACTGGGGGTGACTGTGTCTGCCATGATCTACGCCTCCATCAACGGCGCTTGCTGCGCGACGGTTGAGGTAAATACTTATCCGGATTGACGCGAGGAGCCTGCTTAGCCCGGCCCGTTCTGGCACGCCGAATCTGGTCCATCATCTTATACAGTTTTTTAGCACCGGCTTCCGTAGAACCGTTGCCGAGGTGCGATACCACATCAGCCGGAATGACGAACTCGCCATCAGCCAAGGCAGCACGTTGAATGCCCTTTCCGCGAATCACAGCAGGAATGTCATCGGACATACCATCTCCGGGTCCTCGCAGGAGTTTACCACCGGCTTTGTATTCCGGCATCGCGGCCATGCCCCCCGTGGCAAACCCGAAGTTGTATCCATTAGCCGGATTAACCGCAGCGCCGGTACGAGGGCTACGAGTCAGGTCGGCAATACCGCCAGCCTGATACTTCTTAGTACGCTTCTTTTTCATATAGCGATCAAAGTCCTTAATAATGCCGCCGCGAGCGGCCGCTAGGGAAATTTCAGCCTCACCTTCTGGCACAAGTTCGGGGCCTAAACCAACGCCGCCTGAAGGAGGACTTTCTTCGTCTCCTCCAAGCCCTTTTTCCCACTCTTCAAAATTAAAGTCTTTAGTGAATCTTGGCGGCAGTCCCTTCCGCCATGTATACGGGTTCGGTTTAGGAGCGTTAGCCATGTCTTCTGGCAATACCCCGGTGTACATCGGGCGCTCACTGACAATTTTATACTTGGAGTCGTTCTTGACCTGTGCATTACTAATAGGACGGCCAAGCATGTAGTTGTAGATGATGTCAGTCATCATGAAGTCTTGGACATTACGGGCTGCGTCGTCAGACGGTCCTTCGCCCATTAGAGACAGCCAAGGTTTAACAACAGACTTATAAATATCGTCGGCTGAAGCACCTTGTTTGACAATCCCTTGATCAACAGCCGAATTAATTAACTGCGTCATGTCATACAAAAAGTCTTCGTTACCAGTACGACCGTAAGCCGCCTGACCACCGAAGTTATTTTTGTTGGTGCGATAGAAGTTGATAAATCCTTCAGCCAATTCTTGCGGCAGGGCCTGCCCAAAACCACGCCCTTGATCAATCGCTTTCCAATAATTACGCAGGGCTACGTCACCAAACTCTTTGGTGTTAACCATTGACGCGCCAATTGCTGCAATCGCCGCAAACGCAAGACCCATTGGACCTGCCCCGGCAAACGCAGTCCACCCCATCTGTGAAGCAACCTGCGAGAGGGCTACGCCAAGTCCATACCCACTTAGTGCCGACGCGCCTTCTTTACCAGAACTAATGTCTTTGTATGTGTCGTACGCAGCAAGCAGAGCGTTAAGGCCGGTACCAAATTTGCCACCAAATTGAATGTCGTTTCTGCTCAAGAATTGATTGAGCATCTGCGGATTTGGCGTCTTATCGCAGTTCTGCCACGCAAATACAAAGTCGCCGTTCGGGCAAACTTTGAAGAAGTCACGCAGCGGATTACGCGGGTCGTCCGGGCGATAAGTTTCCGGCGGGGCCGGAGCAGGGGCGGGAGCCGGAGCAGGGGCCGGAGCAGGAGCCGGAGTGGTATCTCCGCCCCTACAAGGTATTGGCTCCCCAATTCCACGGGTATAAGTCGCCCCGTCTGGGCACTGCCCGTAACAAATATCATCTGCTTGCACTTCATCCGGCGAGCATCTCTGCTTTGGATCGGGTTCTGGAGCAGGGGCAGGGGCCGGGGCAGGGGCCGGGGCAGGGGCCGGGGCAGGGGCCGGGGCAGGGGCCGGGGCAGGGGCCGGGGCAGGGGCCGGAGCAGGGGCTGGGGCCGGAGCAGGAGGTGGAGCAGGGGCCGGAATAATGTCGCACAGTCCCGTTTCAGGATTGCGAGTAAAGCCCGGAGGGCACTCCAACGTTATCGGTGGGCGCGAAGGAGGGGGTGGTGGTGGCGGTGGCGGTGGTGGCGGCGGTGGCGGTGGCGGCGGAGCAGGGGCTGGGGCCGGAGGTTGGATAGGCGCACACTGCCCTGTTTCAGGATTAATAGCCTGACCTTCAGGGCATACCGGAACGCAACGAAGCCCGCGACCGTCTAACAAATCATCTAAAACTTCGCCCGGAGGACATATTTTGCCGGGGGGCGCAGGCGGCGCTGCGACAGGCTCACATAACCCCTCTGCATTACGTGCGTAACCCTCCGGACACGGTGTTGGCGGAGGTGGCGGCGGGGGTTCAACGGGCTCGTCCGGACAAACCTCCCCAAGATCTGGATAAATAATAGATCCGTCCCAGCAAACCTCAAATTTAGGCGCAGGAGGCGGAGGTGGCGGTGGAGGCGGAGGCGGCGGTGGAGGCGGAGGCGCAGGGGCAGGAGGTGGGGCCGGTGCAGGCACCACATCACACAAGCCCGTTTCAGGATTGCGAGTAAAGCCCGGAGGACATTCTTCCGGAGGTGGCGGTGGAGGCGGAGGCGGCGGCGGAGGCGGAGGCGGAGGCGCAGGGGCAGGAGGTGGGGCCGGTGCAGGCACCACATCACACAAGCCCGTTTCTGGGTTGCGAGTAAAGCCCGGAGGACATTCTTCCGGTTCGGTCGGCCCCGGAGGTTCAGTTGGTCCCGGAGGACCGGTAGGGCCGGGGGGTTCAGTTGGTCCCGGAGGACCGGTAGGGCCGGGGGGTTCAGTTGGTCCCGGAGGACCGGTAGGGCCGGGGGGTTCAGTTGGGCCCGGGGGGCCTTCACCGCCCGGAGGACCGCCACCGTCGCCGTCACCCCCATCACCGTCGCCGCCATCACCGCCAATAGGGCCGCCGCACGGGTCTTGGCCCGTAAGAAAGTCTAACGGGCTGTACTCCATTCCCGCATTTTTAGTGCCGATAGGACACTTTATTTTGCTAGGTGGCGGAGGAGGCGGAGGTGGGGCAGGGGGGTAGCCCCACGGGTAATTAACGATTTCGCCAAAATTTGGAGAAGCCCGGTACGGCGTCGTCTTAAAGTATTCGGTTAAATCAAGCGGAGCCGGTTCCGGCTTTGGGGGTTTTAGTAAAGATTGATAGTAATCAGCAAGTTCTGGGGAGAACGGCTGAACACCAGCGGGGTTTCCGCCCTGATCTGACGCAGTGCTAGATGCACCGCTGCTGTAATAGTCAGACAGGGCGGGAGCGAAAGGGCGAAGGTTCTCGAAATACTTCTGCCTCCTTTCGTCTTCACTCTCCGTGGTGCCGCCTTCTGCGTATGAAGCAACGCCTCCCGAAGCCATGTTCAGGCCATAAGGCCCCTGTGGTCCGTAAGTAGGTGGGGGGCGTTCAGGTTCTTCTCGCCTAGGAGGAGGCTGGTTACGTTGCTGCTGTTGTCTAAGATAATCTTGATATCCCGTATAGTCAGGGAACTCGGTCGTGTAGCCTTGACTTGGTGTATAGCCGCCTTCCAAAAAGTAAGGCTGACCGGGCTCGCCAAAGCGCGGGTTAACTTGTCCACGCGAGAATTGCACATTCCGATACTCGACCGGCTGCGACTTCGGCATCGCTTTCTGCTGGGCTTTCTGTTCGGCTCGGTTAATACCGTAAAGCGCGATGGCTTGCAGAAGCGGGTCATTACCGAACAAGCCGCCTTGTCTCTGCTGCCCTTGCTGACCGCCCTGCTGCTGTTGCGGCTGGCCCTGCTGCCTGCCACCAAATATCCCTCCCAAAATCGCGTCAAGAGCGCCGGGCTGTGCGGTAGTAGTCTTGGGTGCACCCGTTGCAGGTAGCCCTCCATAAATCGTATTAGTCAGGATGTCTTCGTCCGACATTTTGGAAAGGTCTGACGGGGTAACTCCTTTACTGGAGGCAATCGGGGGCGTTCTTCGTGCTTCCTGAGCAATACTTGTTAGCCCACCAATCAACTTAGTCCCGGCATAGGCTTTCATGCCCGCTTCAAGACCTTTTTGCAGGTCGCCTTTCACCGCACCGTAAGCGGCACCCGTAAGGAGAGCCGTAGTTTGCGGGTTTTGTACCGCCGTTTTTGCCAGCGAACTGATGCCCCGCCCGATTGAAGTCAAGAAGGTGGTTAAGAAGTTGGCTTGAGGTAGCCCCGTTACAGGGTTAATAGGAAGTTCAAACCCTTGCGCCCGTGCCATTTGCTGCAGCGCACGCACCTCGTCTTTATTCATGTGAACAAGGGATTTGTCTGCCCCTTGTCCTTGGGCTGCAACAAGCGAAGCAAGGCCCCTGATTGAGCCGCCTCCTGCAAAGTTGGCCTGTGGACGTTCTTGCCCCGTCATCGGGTTGATCTGAGCGTCATACCCACTAACCACCTCAGATGGGCGGTTAAAGTTAAGCGGGGCGGAGTACGTACTGCCCTGCATGTTCGACATGGGGTAAGACGGGACCTGATCTGGCTCATTCCCGTCAGTTAAAAAGTTACGATTCATAACGCCCTCACAGGGTCAATTTGACCCGATGGTATCACCTTAAACATTCTGATTTGAAATCCAAGCGACTGTGATGATGACGGACGGGATTTCAGGGATGTTACCCGATGCCGCCTGTTCCAAAAGCACTACGTTAGTATCAGCGGACTGCCACGCAATCTCGAAATAGTCCCCAGCCGTCAAGGTCAGCATCCAGTTCCACGCCGCCACAATTTCAGAGTTCGGCCCGTCAATAACTATTTTACTAGCCGAGTGAGGTACATTGATTCCATTTACCCGAATCCAAATGTAAACGTCACTTGCACTGCCGCCCGTCTTATCCAACTGGGCTGAGAACGCGATGTTATAGACGCCCGTTTCAGCAACGTAAATTTTATTGGTGTCTCGGGTAACGTTAAACGCCGTTTCAGAAGAGTCATACGTACTGTTAACCTTCATCAGATTAACGGCGCTGGCTACTGGGTTCGTCTGCGTTGTGGTGTCGTAGAACGAGCCGTGCGGCTTCGGTGCGTTTAAAGCGTTCGTAACCAAATTAAAGAAAAGTCGCAAGACGTTGGCAAACTGATCCTGATAACGCTGCTGATACTCAACCGGTGCGACCGGCAAGTTCGGCGGGACAACGTTACGAATTTTCTGACTGATTGCCATCAACGCTTGCCGTCTGGTCTAATATCCAAACGCATCGCGCCCATCTGCCACGCTACGCCAAGCCCAGTTGAGGCCAAACGGAAGGTCATCTGCCTACCCCTGATGCGGGTGTAGACCTGCCCGGTATAAAGTTCGATGGGTATCGCAGTTGCCTCTTGCACTGTCGGACTATCGCCCTGTGCATACGGGGTACCCGAGTTCTGTCGGGCTTTAACGGTGAGCGTTACAGCCGGGTTGTTCGAGGTTGAGCCGCTGAAGGTTAAGTCAGGCAGGATGCGCCAGACAAACCCGAAGTTATGCCCATCGCCAATATCAAAGTCCGAAGTCTCAATATAGGCTTCGATAGGCAAAATCTCCGCCGTGGCGCGGTCGTCATTACCAATTTCGTGGTTCATGACTTGGTTCGGCACGCGGTACGTTACAGGGGTGTACTGAATGTGTGAGGTTGCAGTAGTGCCGTCATAGCCACGGATACACCCCGTCAGAGAGTTCGTCGTCTTACCGGTGTAGTAGATCTTTTCAGCGTTCGGCAGACTAAGTATGACTACGCCTTCGTTCGGATAAGACGCGGCGTTGACTATGGGCAGAATTGTGTCGGTGTCGTTGATAGCCGCTGACAGAAAAGACTTCTGGTAACTAAACGCCGCCATCGGATACTGACGGAGCGGCGAGTCTAGCCAGTAAGACCGCTCCATGTTGCCGTAGTACCAGATACGCTCAAGATGGTTATAGATAACGTAACGATTGTTAACAAGACTATTTGCTGAAGGGTAGAACCACCAGATCTCGTTGTAGCCTTCGTTAGTACCGCACACAATCTGTGCTAACTGATCTGTGTTGATATCGTCAAAAATAAATTGACGGAGGCTGCAAGGCAGTGTCTCAACGCGACCAGAGTACTGGTAGAACTTGTCCACGCCCATCCAGTACGTGACGTTGTTGACCGTAATCGCTGAGTTCGGGGACGCAATGGAGACGTTCTCCATCAAAAGACTCACGCCCCACACGTACGGGGGACCGAGGTACTGCATCGAGAAGAGCGCAGCGTCCGTCCAAATCAAGATTTCTTGGCGGGTATCGATAGCCGTAACGATGTACGAACCATACGACAGGCGGGATTCACCAGACTGGTTCGTTACTTCAGGTACCCATTCAAACGGGTTGTCTGCGTCGGACCAGCGCACAAGCAGCGGATCGAACGTCTCAGCAAAGTTAACAGGACTGTACGGGTTAGAGCCGAACGCGATACAGAAGTTGCCCGCGCTCGAAGTCGAAACTTGGTACGTGTTGTTCGGGACGTGCCGCCCCGCGTAACTGAACGAATAGGTACCTGACGAACCTGCCGTAGTAGCCACCGAAATTGGCACTGATAGGCTGCCGGGTATATACGCTGTTGTGACGTACGTGCCCGCTACGATCCCAGTACCCGACACGACCGCGCCTGAAGTAATTCCCGTCGAGTCCGCCACTGTAATGCTGGTATCGCCCAGAATAAACGTAGCCGTAGTAGCCGTTTTAACTTGTGTGTTGGCGTAGGCGTTGAGCGTAATAGCACGGCTCCAGAACGTCGTGTCTTTTGCCCAGTAAAAGATCGGCCCTGAACGAGGGTTAAAGAGTAAGTTCTCGTTGTCGTTGTCTTGTGACCAAAGCCGGATCTGGGTGGCTACCGTAGAGCCAATACCCCAACCACCGAAGCCCCACGGACCGCCGCCCCAACCAAGGCCGAGCGAGAACGTGGCGTTACCCGCATTCAGTTCTACTGCAGCCACACATGATGCACCGCCGCCTGAGCCTGTAGAAGTCGCTACCTGCGAAGCAACAACTGTGAAGGTGGTGCTTGTTGGAACCGCGATGACTTCAAGATTAGCGTTAAGCGTTACACCATTTACTACGCCGCCGCCTGAGACGCCCGAGAACGTGATATACGTATTGACCGCGATATTGTGCGGGGTGCTAGTTGTAACTACTACAGCGTAACTACCGATTGTTGTTGCGAATGGGTTATTCGGCAGAGTAATAGTCTGCGAAAGCGGAGTAATGTCGTGGTAGATACCATTCAGTTCGACGTAAAACTTTTGGTTCGTGCCGAGGCCCAGTAGGTTTTCACTGGTAAATGTAATCCAGTTAAAAAGTGACCGACAAACCCCTGCAAAGGTGTTGGTAGACTGATTGATCCAGCCCCCGATTTTCTCAGCATAACCTGAGCGAAATCGAACTTTGTCCCCCGCGAAGAAGCCGCCCTCGTTGGCATACGTCGTGGACTCGCGGTTAACACCGGGACGAAGTTGAAGTTTTTGAAGCGGCATTACGGTACCTTGCGCTCGAAATGCGGCACGTCTTTAAACGACTTCCAGTTGCCACCCCAGTTGTTCTTTTCGTTAAGCGATTCCCAGTAGTTACCGACGACCTGCAGTTGCTTAATGTCGTAGGTCAGTTTGCCGTCTTTAAAGAAGTTGAGGTCAATAGCGCACCGCTTTAAATGGATGCTGTTCATCGTTTTAGAACGGCCAGTCTTAACGTAAATCTGTTGCTGTTCGACCGTACGAGCGAGTTCGCCCCCCGTTACTACTAGGCCCTGTTCAGTGGCAAATTGAATAAGTTTGCAGACATCCAGTAGGAAGGCTGCTTGTTCTTGCACAAGACTCACTTCATTGCCTCCTTTAGTGCGTCAGTTTTGTCTTTACTGCTCTGACTACTGCCAAAGTAGTACGACACGATCTGCGTAGCAATGGCCGAGAGGACGCCCAGCACGTAAATTAGAATGTCCTTGCGCGAGGGATCTACCGGCGTGTCGTCAAACATGACGATGGCAAAGAGGACAAAGGTGAGCGCGACAACACCCAGCGCGAGAACGGGGGTCACGATCTTATTAAGCAGAGGGGCTTTATCAGAGGTGGCGATCTGTACCTCCCGATCCCGCGCCGAGTCCACGTCCTTGAGCCGCAATTCCAACTCGGCCAAGTCTAGTTTGTCTTCCTCAATACGCAGTCGCATGAGTTCTTCTTCATGCTCCATCTGCGCCATCTGGATCTTAGCCATGTCCTCGGGCGACATGTCGGGCTTTAACTCCACGCCCAACTTTTCTTCAACAACTTTCTTGCCTTTGGCAAGTACAGCATTTGCCACAAGACCGAGCCCGTTGGAGAGCAGGGGCTGGATAATTGGTAACAGCGCGGCAGGAATCATTTGCTTGCCCTCACTACGTCATCACCTTTGGTCACAGTCACGTGGCCGCCTTCAACGTCCACACGCATCGGCTGTTCTTTGCGGTCCAACTTGTCTAGTTTGGCTATAAGACTCTTAATGACAGCAAACTCCGGCTTCTGCTCCTTCTCCGTTGCCCCAGCGATATTAGCCAGCATAGAAATCAATGCCGTCAACGAAGCACCGAGCAAGCCCATCACTGCAGCAATCTTGTCCGAATCAAGCGCAAGACTTGAAAGAACTCCGATCACCACGATAGCCGTGATGTACTTAAGTCCGTCCTTGCCGATAGCCTTGCCCGCCACGTCTTTAGCAGACGACTTAGCCTCAAGGCGGTTCAGTTCGGCCTGAACCTGTGCTTTAAACATTTCTATATCAAGCGGCTTCTCGTCCATCACTATCTCCACTTGGGTCCATCAAACCACGCTGCAACCGAATACCGCTTGCCCTTTGTAACAGGCAGGGCGGCGTGACGGATGAACGATGGGAAGAAAACAACTGTTCCTTGCTCACGCATCTCGTCTTTATCAGGCGTGTTAGTCACTTGATCAAACTTCAAGTCCCCGCCTTCGTAAGTGGCCGGATCGCTTAATTGAATGACGCATGAGAGTTTACGGTGGTAGTACGGATCACCATTCATGTAAAAGATGTCGTGATGTGTCTTGTACTCACCTTTGTTCTCGCCGTCATATTCTGCAATTTGGTAGTAGTCCAGTTTGCTGATGTGGACATCGAACCAATCCTGATTAGCGCGGATGGCGAGTTTCCACAGTTCGTCGAACAGGTGTCCGAGTTCAGCATCGCCCTTATTGACGAAACGGATTTTAGACCTGCGGTAGGACGTATCTTCCTTAATACCGCCTTTCGTACCGATCTGAGCCTCACTTGAGTCTCGCGTCAGGGCCACATCGATAATTTGCTGACAGTACTCCGCAGGGAAGTACGACTTGAAATAACACCATTCGCCTTTCATTACGGGGGGATTCCTACTTGTGCTTCAGAAGTCATATTTATAGCCACCGCCACAATGTCTGTTCCCGCACTATTTCTTATTCGTAACGTTGACGACAGAGTCTTCGTTATTATTGAATTGTTAACAGAATTATCCGCGTCTAAAAACCACGATTGCGTAGTGTTTAGTTGAAGTGCGGTTCCTGTAGTTCCTGCGGTAAACGGATCTCCAGATGGCGCATCCATGTAAGCGTAGTAGTCAGAGTTTGACCCTGATAACAGCCATGAAAAACTCGTGGTACCGCCGGGGCTATCTGTGTAAGTCGCGGTCCCGTTAGAGTTCAAAGTAATTGAACACTGAGCATAAGCCGTGTTCGGAGAATTAACTACGTCATAAGCAAGCAAAGTTGCGGGGTCTAAATAAACGCCCGGATGGAACTGTACCCACGAAGAGCCGTTCCAAACTTTACCTGCTGATGCGGGTACCCATGACGAGCCGTTCCAGACTTTAATCTGGGCTTGCACCTGCCATGCTGAACCATTCCATACCTTAAGCGGCATGACGACCTCTTAGATTTGGAACCAGATATCGCCTTGAGCCGCAGCCGTCGGAGTCGTGCTCGATACAAACACTTGGCCGCCGCTCGTATACCCCGTGCTTACATTACGTAAAACCGGGTTAGTGATACTTAGCGTACCGCTGGTTGTGATCGTGCCGCCGGTCAATCCAGTGCCGGTTGCAACGCTTGTAACAGTACCGTTCCCGTTACCCGTGCCTGCACCAATCGCCGTGCGGAACGTTGCGGCATCCAGCGCCGACACGGTGTTATCCGCATTGAATCGCGGAAAGGTAACGGCACTCGGGTTAGTGAGCGTGAAGAGGTTGCTACCAACCGTCGTAGCGCCAAGGCCCGTCCGCGCACCACTTTGAGTCGTTGAACCTGTACCACCGTTAGCAACCGCCAGCGTACCGGCAAGAGTAATCGTGCCGGAGGAGGTGATGGGGCTGCCCGTTACTGTAAGCCCGGTCGTACCGCCTGAAAGAGCAACGCTAGTAACTGTGCCCGCGCCAGCGCCAATTGCTGTACGGAACGTCGCTGCATCAAGGGCTGATACAGTGTTGTCCGCGTTAAACCTTGGGAAAGTGACTGCACTCGGGTTAGTAAGCGTAAAGAGGTTAGCGCCAACCGTTGTAGCGCCAAGACCCGTTCGTGCGCCGCTTTGAGTCGTCGAACCTGTGCCGCCATTAGCCACACTCAGCGCATTGGAAAGACTTAACGCATTAGCCGACAGCGTCGTACCGTTGAACGTCAGGTTAGCCGAACCTGCCGCAGAGCCAGCATTGTTATAGATGACCTGCGTAGTAGAACCAGCAATCGGACCCGGAGGACCAGTCGGACCCGCAGGACCAGTCGGACCAGTTAACCCAGTCGGACCATTCGGACCGGTCGGACCCGGAGGACCAGCCACAGTCGAAGCAGGACCCGTGGGACCCGTTGCGCCTGTAGGACCCGTAGGACCGGTGGGGCCAGTCGGAATCGTAAAGTTAAAGATCGCAGCCGACGTAGTGCCCGAGTTCGTAACCGAAGCCGATCCCCCGGCAGGGCCAGTCGTAGTCGTACCTACCGTAATCGTCGCCGCAGAACCCGTTGGACCAGTCGGACCAGAAGGACCTGTCGGACCCGCTGGACCTGTCGGACCTGCTATGCCTTGAGGACCTGTGGGACCGGTTGGACCTGTTGAACCTGTCGGACCCTGCGGGATAGTGAAATCGAACGTCGCTGCAGACAAAGTGCCCGAATTCGTCACCGCCGCAGGTGTACCCGCCGGACCCGTTGTCGTTGTACCAACAGTAACTGTCGCCGCAGCACCCGCAGAACCCGTTGGACCGGTCGGGCCCGGAGGACCGGCAACACCGGTAGGACCAGTAGGACCAGTTGGACCCGCAGCACCACTCGGCCCCGGAGGACCCGTCAAGCCAGTCGGACCGCTCGGCCCCGGAGGACCTGCGACCGTTGAGGCCGGACCAGTCGGACCAGTCGGACCAGTCGGACCAGTCGGACCCGCAGGACCCGGAGGACCAGCCACAGTTGAAGCAGGGCCCGTGGGACCAGTCGGGCCCGTCAAACCAGTAGGACCAGTTGGGCCGGTAGGGCCAGTCGGAATCGTGAAATTGAATACCGCTGCACTTGTTGAGCCCGAGTTCGTAATTGCTGCAGGGCTACCTGCAGGACCCGTCGTAACTGTGCCGAGCGTAAGTGTAGCGGCTGAACCCGTAGGACCAGTCGGACCTGCTGGACCAGTGGGGCCCGGAGGACCCGGCACTGTAGAAGCGGCACCTGTCGGACCTGTAGGGCCAAGTGGACCAGTCGGACCAGTCGGACCCGTTGCGCCAGTCGGCCCCGTGGGGCCAGTTGGGATCGTGAAGTTAAAGGTCGCTGCGGACGAAGTGCCCGAGTTCGTAACCGACGCAGACCCGCCAGCAGGACTCGTAGTTGTTGTACCTACAGCAATCGTCGCTGCTGTACCCGTCGGGCCAACAGCACCAGTCGGACCAGTCGGACCAATCGGTCCCGTCGCGCCGGTAGGACCAGTCGGACCAGTGGGTCCAGTAGGGCCCGTGGGGCCTATCAAGTTTGTCGCCGTTACAATGTCCGTACCGTTACAAACGAGAATGGTCTTGATGCCATTCGCCACCGACACGCCGGTCTGGCCCGTGACCTTGACCGTGACAGCGTGACCGCCCGTGGTGTTGTTGTAAATAAAATACAGTTTTCTGTTGTTCGGCACCTCAACCACGCGAGCGGCGGTCAAAGCCCCAGTCAACTCAATGTACATATTACGGGCAACGCCGGTTGCGCCGTTCGGGATGGTCAGTATCGTGGGCGAAGCCACGTCCGTTACTGCCTGTGTGACATACCCTGCGATAGACTGCTCAAGCAGGGTGCCAAGATTGGTGTTAGTGGTGACGCCCCACGTACCGGACTGCTCGCCCGTTCCGATCAATTCGAGGCCAAGATTGGAACTAAAAGTAGTCATGTCGTACCCCTAAAGACGGCTTAACCGTCCGGATCTAAATTGGTCCAAGTTGTTGATTGCGAGTCGTTTACGGGCGTCCAACCACCTGACTGCGAGTCATTCACAGATTGCCATACCGTTCCTTGACTGTCATCTACGGAAGCCCAAACCCCCGACTGGGAGTCATCCACCGTAGCCCACGTAGAGCCTTGGCTGTCATCGACCGGGTTCCATAGGTACGCCCCAAAGATCGTGTCGAACGCGGTAACAGAGTCAAAAACTGAGGATCTGAATACCGCCGAGGCCCTAAACGTATCGTAAACGTAGACCCCGCCATTAAATACAGCGGTGAAAATACCCTGAGCCGACATCGTTTCCGAGCCCGACCCAGTCTCACTAATCTGGACATTAAACGCCTGCAAGGCAGAGAAAGTGTCTGCCCCTGTGACAACGTCTGCGAAAAAGACATTAAGCGTTGTCGTAGAACTAATGGAGTCCTGCGCCGTGACCAGATCTGCGAAGTTAGAAACAAACGTTTGACTGGCGAATACGATATTGGACGCCGCCACAGTCTCGCTAATCTGGGTCGAGAAAACCTGCTTAGCACTTATCGTGCTATTGGCTGCTGTTAACTCGGAGACGCTTGCAACAAAGTCAATAAGAGACGACGTTGTGTCAGATCCGGCAGCGGCTTCATCTATAGAAGATACGTGCCCCTGCGTAGAGACTACAGTTTCAGACGCCGTGACAATATCAGAGATGTCTGCAGCGAACCCTTGGTAGGCATAAATCTCGTCGGCTGCGGTAAGGGTGTCCGACACCTGACTAGCAAAGATCTGTACCGCGCTGGCGATGTCAGCAGCCGTACCATACTCCAACACGCTCGCCACAAAGTCAGTGACGGAGATTACAGTGTCTGCGCCAGTAGCCGCTTCAGATATATCAGCGTTTTGAACTTGAAGGGAAGAGACCGCGTCAGAAGCAGTTATTGTTTCTAGTAACGCGGAATTAAAAATATTGTTGGCTGTAGCAACAGCCTCGCTCCCATTAGCCGTTTCAGAGACGGATACGTTCCAGACTACTCCAAGTAGCGAACTGAACGGCGTAGCCGATATGGGAGCAAGGCCGAGCATTATTTAATGATTAAGCATTCGGAGGCGGAGGCTGCTGCGACTGTTGCGGCAACTGAGCCTGAGCCTGCTGCTGAAGTTTGCCAAAAAGCCCTGCAACCTGTTCAAACGGCTGCTTAGCAAGGGCCATCATAATCACGTTAACTTCTTCGATCGAAAGATCGTCAAACTTAATCTTGTTCATATCTACTCCTTTGCGCCGGTTTACGACGTATTTATCTAGTTGAGGATTAGCCACAATCAACCCTGTTGTTGAGAACGAGCAATCGCAGCCGCTATAAGGGTATCACGCTCCGCTTCAGGTAGTTGAGCGACCAAGGCTTCATAGACCCGGAACGACTTACTCCGCTCGGCCTTTTCGGTCTTGATCAGATAACGCAGACGGTCCCGATACTGGTACTCGGAAACGGTGTCGTCGTACTGATCCGGCACCTGATCAAGGGTCGCCGTCTTGTACTGTGCCAAGTGGCTCGGCCACTCATCGTCCGGAAGCGCCGCCAACATCGCCGTGTAGTTAGCAATGTTGATGTCGTAAGACATAATTTCCCTTTCCCGCATAACAATATTGTTAGCAAGAATGTTGTATTTATCTGCGTTTGATACTGAGTAAAACATATTGCACCTTTAATAAAACGAGACTCTGTTCCCCGGTATACCCGGTAATGTGGCTGGGTCTGAAAATTTTGAGCCAAAACCTGAAGCGGTAGTCCAGTTATAGACCAGAACCCCCGGCGATGTATCAGAAACTATAGCGACCGCATTTCCAGCGGGCGAGAAGTCAACCGCGTCAGCGTTACCCGTGGCTAAAGTCCCGGGGTCAGAGTACTTGGTACCAAATCCTGTTGACATACTCCAAACATACGCATGTATGTATGGCGAAGAACCGTTAGAAATAACAATCGCATTCCCAGATGGACTAAAATCTACCCATCTACTAATACCTGCTGCAATAGCCGTCGAAGGATTTGAAAATATAGTTCCGAAACCGCTACTCCACGGCCATACGGCTATTCTTGGGGCAGATCCAGTGCTCCTAGCCACAACAGTACTACTACCAGAAGTAAAGAACTTAACTCCGTATGTAGTAGCACCGCCGGGGTTTGAAGCAGGGTCTGAGAATTTAGACCCGTAGCCACTAGCAGATGTCCACGCGTATACAGTTATGCTTGGAGCCGTCGTTATATTTCCTACAGCAAGTGCAGCAGAGTCTGCTTTAAAACTTACTGAATAAGAACTTCCTGCTGGCAGCACCGCAGGATTCGAGTATGTAGTCCCAAACCCCGTTGAATTGTTCCAAGGATAAGCCCTTGTATAGGGGGACGTAGTGGGAAAACTAGCGGCTATTGAAGCGTTGTCAGGACTAAACTCTAGCCCATACGGTGCGCTTTCAGTTTGAGTAGCAGGAAGCGCGTACTTAGTCCCAAATCCGCTAGATGACCACACATAAGTGGCAGTCCTACCTAAAGTGGTACCGCTATTATTAGTTCCTATAGAGATAGCGGTAGAAGTTGAATTTGTTGTTATTCCGTAGCCAAAAGTTGAAGTCCAGTTGGCTGGTATCGCGTATTTAGTACCGAATCCACTACCTGACCAAGGGTATGCGGATAGTCCTAAACTAGTGCCTTGAGACGCCCCCGTCGCTATATATTTTGCCTGCCAAGTCTTTCCACGAAGGTCATTCATGGAAATCGTACCCGATGGGATACCTGCAAGAAGCCTCACATTCGTGTCGTTAAGCGATATCTGCGCGGTGCTGGACAAACCCAACTCCACGTTGACATCAGACATGGCAATTGTGCCGGTAGGTGTAGTCACCTAACCACCTCGACTTACGGCGCGGGGGTCGGCCCCGGAGGTGCAGGCGGGCTCCACGGGAACTGAGTGGTCGATGTAACCGGGTCTTTCTTCAGAGCAATCTGCTTCATGATCTGCTCATTGACGTGGTCCCAGTAACCACCAACTACAACCGCCTGAATCCAACCAAGCACTTGCGCCTCAGTCAGTTGATCGTACGGGGTGAAGTCCGGCTGTGACGGATCGGGAGCAAACGGGGTGGCACCTGAGAAAGTACCGGCATTCCCGTCTTCATCCGTACCCGTGCAAGTCCAACGCGACTGCACCACGTAGTCTTGGTGATCGCCCACCGTCGTCAGGGCCAACTCAGTGATTGCCCAAGTGTATGTAAGAGCCATTAATGCACCTTTGATTTCAAAGTTTTAACTTCAACCGTGAGTTCCTTGATCGCTTCAATGAGCAGAGGAACCAGCCGCTCGTAGTCAATCGTTAAGTATCTTGCATCAATCGGAGCGTCAGTGACAATCTCCGGCAAGACACGCTGAACCGCCTGTGCCGAAACGCCTACCTCGCGCTTGACCTTGTAGCCCAGTCTCTGAGCGAGTTCGTTGGCTTCATAGTAAAAACCTTCTAATTGATCCACCTTATCCAAGGCGTTCTCGATCTTGCCAAGGTGCTTTTTCAGCCGCTCGTCTGAGTAGTATGCAACGATGTTACCGGCAGCACGGATCGAATCGCCCGTAGCAGCGAAGTCGGCGTAAAACCCGGAATTGTTCCAGTCGTAGAAGATAGGCGCATCAATACGGGTCCCCGCAGCAAAACCCTTTGCGCCGTACGCGTTATAGTTAGCGTACGTAGTCGAAGTACCAAAACCCCAGCAATCATCACTTACAAGATAGTACGCATACCAACGACCGTTAGCCTGACGATAGATACCGCCATTGCCAGCGGAGTCGTACATAATTCCGTTGACGCCGCTGTGTTGATCATAAATGCCCGCCCAGCCGCCTCTACTACCTCTAATGGCTATTTGACCGTAACTAGCCAAGTCATTAGCGTGCAGATGTGCGCCGTTGTTATTCGGCCAATAGAGCCCGTAGGACCCATCGAACTGAATCCAAGTTTGCGGGCGGAAATATACAGAGCCAGAAAGAAGCAGACTGTAAAGGTATGTGGTGCTAGCCGGGTCTACGTAATAGCCGGTATTGTTGCTGTCGTAGAAGATTGGAGCGCGGAAGTCACCGGCTGCTGTAATAGCGCCACCAGTTGAAAGGTAAAGGCGATCCGAGGCTTGATACGCAATTCTAAAATCGTTACTTGTCCCAGAATCTACTAACAAGTTCCAACGAATTGACCCTCCAGAGCCGTAGAGATTTAGTCCATCATCCCAACTCGCACCTGAAGCAATAATATTTGTTCTTCTTATCTGCGTAGTACCATTCGGGTCTACGTAATAGCCGGTATTGTTACTGTCGTAGAAAATGGGGGCGCGGGAAGAACCGGGCGCAAATACGTCGCCGCTACTATTAAAGTAAAACCAAGTTGTAGTTCTAGTCGCGTTATAGCCCGCACTAGTTCCACCAAACCATATTTGATTGCTCGTATCAATACCGAATCCCGTGCCGATCTGGCCGGAACGGGTCATGCCGAAGTAAGCGTAATTTGCTCCGGTGCCTCTAGTTACGGACACAAACCCATACGGGTCATTACCTACGCCATCTGCTATCGCACCTAAACCGCCAACCAGTAGTAGGTTATTTATATAAGATGTGCTCGCAGGGTCTGTGTAATAGGCGGTGTTGTTGCTGTCGTAGAAGATCGGACCGCGAACACTACTATTGGACTGAATAGTGTCTTCTGCAAGGAAAGCCTTACTGTTGTAGACACGCACCCATGTGCTGTCCGTCATGTAGATACCGCCAGCGTACGTGGCGTTGTACCAGCCGGTAGCGCCGCTTGAACGGAACCAATCACTGCACGAGAACGAGTTTGTTACACCCGAATCGTATCCAGCATAAGCACGCTGAACTCCGAGGATGTTTAAATTTGAAGCGCTAGCCGGGTCTAAGTAGTAGCCGGTGTTGTTAGCGTCGTACAGAATGCTTGTGTAAATAGCATTCGTATTGTTACTGCTTGAAGGCGGCGGGAAAACAGTGTGAGTTGAACTTATATTGTTATAAGTTGAAGCATCAAACCCAATTACCCAACCGTCGTCCCAGTTTGAATAACTGAAATCTGTATAGCCGACCTGTACATCGGTAATAAATACCTGCGGGTAAGACCACGAAGAACCAAGTTCCCCGATGTATACAAAAACGCTACCGCCGCCGTACGTAAACCGCACGTTAAGCGCAGAACGGTTTTGCGTAGTCATGTACGCAAAAGTGTTATACCAAGTGCCGCTGCTAGTGTGGCCGCCGCAATAGATGTCGAAAGACAAGTTATCGTACGTATACACCCGCACGGTAAACCTAATCATCGGATATATCGTGACAGGCAACGTAATTTTGATTGCGCCGCTTACGCTTGACGCACTAGTTACGTAAGTGCCTCCGCCCGGATTGACGTTACGCAACCCGTTCACGTTGTTACTTACGGCATTCTGCGTGTTGACAGTCGTGAGATTAGATAGCGAAGTCGGGTCTACGTAGTAAGCAGTGTTGTTGCTGTCGTAGAAAATGGGGGCGCGAGACGAAGATATCGCAGTAAAATCGCCACTCGAGTTTAATGATGCTCTGTCACCTACAGAGTCAAAGTGGAACACCAACGTGTTTGCATCATTGGCGAGCCATATCCCGTTTCCAGAAACTGAAGTATTCCAAAATCGACAGATATAACGCTGAGTGCTATGCAACTCTAACGTATAACTCCCACCACTACTAAACAGTGATGCGCCGTTAGGATTTACGTACGTGCCGGTGTTGTTGCTGTCGTAGAAAATAGTCGCGTACAGCGAATCGGCATAGTTAATTCCGTACGAAGCCAACGCCCGCCAACTATTAAATGTAGCCGTATCACCGTTGCGAGTACGGAAAAATAAATTGTTGCCCCCACTGTAGTTAGCGTTTAGCCATAAATCGTATCCGCCATTAGCACTAAACCGTACAATAGGTCCTGTGGCAGGCGCGTTTACTGAGTACGTGAACCCGGTTGAGTTCGTACCCATAGTATTGGCGTCTAAGGTAAACCCTTCGTAGTACATCGCATACGTAGTGCCTCGCCCGCCAAGAGTCAACGCGTTTAAATTTGATGTACTAGCGGCGTCTACGTAGTAAGCAGTGTTGTTGTAGTCGTAATAAATTGGCGACTGGATAGAACCAAATACAAAAAGAGTGTTGTCAATTCTTACGTTGGTGTCTGTTTCACCAAACGACGCGATGCGAGAACTTAGAGACTCGTTGTTAAAAATACGGATACCGCCGTACTGCGCCTGAGCGCCCATACGGATGCCGGTGTGCCATCGAAGATCAAGTTTGGTGTAGTTACCACCATAATTCTCAAGGTTAGTACCAATAAAGTAAGAGCCTTGAGCATTGGCGTCACCGCCGCCAAACATCAACCTCGTAGTGCTTACCGAGTTGTACGGGTTATTAGTAAAATTGCCGCCAATTACAGCGTAACCAGAAGTCTGATACTGGTTCATAGCCAGCGTCGTACCGTCAAACGTTAAATTTGACGAACCCGCAGCCGTACCGCCGTTGTTATAAATAACTTGTGTGTTGGACCCAGCAATCGGCCCCGGAGCACCAGTCGGGCCAGTGGGACCTGTCGGGCCTGTAGCACCCGTGGGGCCAATCGGACCCGGACCACCCGTGGGACCAGTCGGGCCAGTCGCACCAGTTGGACCAGTCGGACCTACCGAACCCGGAGGACCAGTCGGACCCGTTGCGCCTGTAGGACCCGTAGGACCGGTAGGGCCAGTCGGTATCGTGAAGTTGAAAACAGCCGCGCTAGACGTACCGCTATTCGTAACGGAGGCTAATCCTCCAGCAGGGCTTGTCGTAGTCGTACCAACTGCAATCGTTGCAGCCGCGCCAGTAGGACCAGTCGGACCAATTGGACCTGTTGGGCCCGTGGGGCCCGGAGAGCCAGTTGCGCCAGTTGGACCTGTTGGCCCCGGAGGACCGTTAGGACCGATTGGGCCCGTTGGACCTGTAGCACCGGTTGGGCCGATAGGACCTGTTGGCCCCGGAGGACCAATAGGACCCGTGGGACCGGTCGGACCAGAAACACCGGCAGCCCATACACCGTCGCCACGCCAGAACGTTGAGGCCGAAGCACTCGTGCCGCTATTAAGATTCGTAACCGGCAAGTTGCCCGTCACGCCCGTCGTAAGCGGAAGCCCGGTCGCGTTGCTCAGCGTAACTGAACTCGGGGTGCCCAGATTTGGCGTAGTCAGCGTTGGGCTGTTAGAAAGCACCACACTGCCAGAACCCGTTGAAGTCGTGACGCCCGTGCCGCCATTCGCAACAGCAACCGGGGTCGTCAGGCTAAACGTCGTACCGCTAAGAGTGAGTCCCGTACCCGCTGAGTAAATTTGAGCAGACGAAACCTGAGCAAAATTAATTGCCGTGACGCCAAACGTGATCGTGCCCACGGTATTGCAGACATACGTCTCGCCAGCGCCGGTATTACCCGATGTGATGAAGAACGCATCGCCGTTACCAAGGCTGTTAGGACTCTTTAATCCATAGGTATCTGCGTCACTAGCACGGGTCAGAACCCACGCGGTAGATCCGTCACCAACCACGCTTACGACATAAACGCCGTTCTCAAACGCGTTGGTCTGGTTGTAGATCAGGATTCGATCATTGACCGAGGCCGTGGGACCGTCCGGAGCAAACGCAGCGAGCGTGCCAGAATTAGTCAGCGTAGCGCCAACACCTGACGAACCGTTGTTATACGTAGCGGTCAGGTTGCCCGTCGTACTTGGAACTTCGTACTTAACCGGCTGGTGATACGTGATACCTGACGAGACGAGGTTGTCTACGTAGGTTTTATTAGTGATGTCGTTGCCGGTGGTCGGCGTAGTAGTGATCGTACCGCTCGTGGTTGCAAGCGAAGTAAACGTACCGGCAGCCGGAGTAACCGCGCCAATCGTACTGTTCTCAATCGCATACCCGCTGACCTTACCGGCTGCGTCTTCATAGACGGCTTTGCCTGCCGGGTAGTCAACGAATACGGACTTTGTTCCTGCTGAAAAAGTAACAATCAAGCCCCCGTTAGAGGAGGCTAGAATTGTGTCGCGGCTTAGTGTGGTACCCGACGCCGTATACGTACCGATGCCAACTTCCCACTCATTAGCGGTTTGATGGGCAATCGTGTAGTACGTGGTATTGCCGTTACCAACAACAGTAAACGACTGATAACCGGATACAGCCCCGTTAAGAGTTACTGCACCGGTACCAGTAGTAGTTGTCGTCTCATAGACGCGGTCAGCAAGAATCAGAGCCATTTCAGGCTCCCATCAATTGATCTTCCGTAAACCAGCGCTGCTGAGTGTTGCCTTCAGCGTCAGCCCATTCGACGAGGTAGTACACCACGCCTTCTTCGGTCATACGCATGGAAACAACAGGACCTTCCGGTACCACAGCCTTAACGCGAACCAAGTCGCCTTTCTTAAACATAAGTTACTCCTTAAGCAGCGTCGAGGCTGAAAGTGTAAGTCACATTGAGCGTGTCGCCAGAGGCTACGCTGCGATCTCCCGGGGACTGAAAGTCCGAAGCCGAGAACAGTACGCCGAGTGTGCCGCCTTTGACGTTGTTGCTGATTAGAAACGCTCCGCCTACAACCTGCGTTGCATTGATGTTGAACTGCGCCGGAGAGAGGGAGTTCGTGATTACTGACGGGTCGGCATTCGTCGCGCTACCAAACACACACGCAGGACGCGTAGCGTTGCTGTACGGAGTTACTTCCGTCCAGCCCGGGTGAAGCGCAGCGGTGTCTGAAGCAGCCGGGTTGTTCGACGACGCAGCGCCATAGAGGCCGATGTACCAAGTCGCCGTGTAGGTGCTACCAAGAAAGTATTTGTCGTTCATGTCTTGGAGCCCCGCATTTACTACGAGGTTCGCGGACTCAGCGACCCACTTCAGGTTGCCGTCCTTATCCCGACACTCAACGCGGTACACGCCACCAGCCCGGGCGGTTTCCGTCGAACTAAACAAACGCTCAAGAGCAGCGCCAACTGCGTCTGCTGTCTTAGCCTTTTCTTTAAACATATCTATCTCCTTAAGTGAAGCGAAGCAGCGCAGAACTAGACGAATTAGTGGGCATCTGCACCGTGAAGGTGTTAGTAGCGGTCTTGTCCGCGCCAAAACTCAGCACCGCTATCGACTTGTTACTCTTGCTTGCGTTGTAGATAAGGCCCCCTGCCGCTGTAAAAGCCGCCGGGTTCCATACAGCGTTGTTGAAATTGACGTAGACCACACTGTTTGACGTGTTAATAGTCACCCCGGTCAGGACTATGCCACCTGCCGAGTACCCCGTGCCGCTTACTTCGTTCGTTGTGGAGTACACCGTAGTGTTCTCGTCGAGCGTGGCGTTACTCGTGTACAGAGCAAGTCTGATCGTATCCGTCAGAAGGTCATGCTGCCCCTTCAGGATTTGATCTTTAAAACTGAGCGTGAGCGTCTGGAAAATCATGACGCGACCGGCAACCTAACCTGCCCAGAACGATACGAGTCACGGCGGTTGAGGCCGTCACCCATACGGAGGATCAACTGCAACGCTTCCTGATACTTCTGCTCGTAGTACTGCATCATATCGGCCTCACCCTTCAGGTAAGTGTAGGCTTCACGCAGCGATCCGTATAACAGAACAGTCTCAAAGTTATCACCGACCCAAGATGTCCCCGCCGTAACGATGGACTCAGGGTAGTAGTAATAGTGCATCTCAACCTGATAGTTGCTATCAGGAGTCGGACCAAGAATGAACGTGTTCTTGTCGAAAATGGCGTAGTACTTGGGTACCCCTGAGTCATCCGGGTCTGGGAAAGACTGGCGGATGAAGTTCACGTCTTTATCGAGCAAAAACTCTTGAGCGTTCGTAACCGGATTAATCACGGCCAAAGAGAACGTAGCAAGCCAGTCCGGCGGCATCGTTAGGTACTTATTGTTCGGGGTCAACGTACCGATCTGATTACGCCGAATGGCTGGGATCTGAACCGAGTTGTAGATCCGCTCTTCCGCAAGTTGTACAAAGGTAGGGATGTTCGCCACGAACGACGATTCCGTCGATTCGCAGTACTGCTGTACCAGTGTTACAAGCGTTGCGTAGTTCATTAACTATCAACTCCAGCCAGCACGAACCTTGCCGTTGTTCTGCAGATTAATCTGCGAAACAAACTTCTTACCCTTGGTGGCAGCGCCAGCGCCACGCATTTCCATGTGCGTAACGCCTTTGTTGACATCCTTCTCAGGATAGCCGTTTTCGCCGGTCGAATCCGTGTTCGGCTTAGTCTTGCCCATGTCTTTCATGTGGCTTACCTCGGGCCAGAAGAGCCACGCATCGGGCTGCGCTGGTTCATCACCTTCGCCATGCCACGACCGTACTTCTTCATCTCGCTATTGGTCTTACCGCCAGCACGCATCTTTTTCGCACCGTGCATGGAAGTCTCGTGCTTACGCACTTCTTCCTTAGCAATCTTACGCATACCGTTCTTCATCTCAATCTCCTAGGTCACTACGACCGTTACATTGCCTACCTCGCTTTTTGAGACGAGATAGTTAGGGGTCAACCCCGCATCATCTGCCCGAGCGCCACCAATCGGGTTCCAACCCCATTGGATCATTCTACTACCACCTGCACCGTCATTACCGGGCGCAAAATACGTCGTATCCGGTCTTGGGTTACGGATGGCTTGCGGGTCGTCTACCGGGTACAAACCGAGCGACAACTGCGGCTGATCAGGCTCCCAACATTCGATACAAACCAGAATATTAACGTTCTTAGTTTTAATAACGAGCGGTTTGAGATCCTTCAACTTGTAGCGCCACCCGCAGCGGTCACACTGCGAAATCGCGTGTTTGCCTGATGCAAACCTATTCGGCATCTCAGTACCCGCCTAAGAACGACTCACGCGGCACAAAGCGCACCGCTGCCTTCTCCCGATCCTCGCCAGCAGCCAAATCCCAAGCCTCGTCATATTGAGCCTTGAGTATCGCCGTCCGCACTTCAGCCCCCGGAATCTTCATTGAGAGCATGTAGGCAAGGCCCGCTACCAAGCAGGGCAAGAATCGGAACGGAATATCCTGACCGTTGGAGCCGTTTCCAACATCGAACATTCGGCGTAAACGGGTGTAGTACAGGGTGTAAGTCGTGCTGTTGTCGGGCTTCGGCCACACCGTGAACTGCGGATAGACCACCGCCCCCGCTGAGTCCGTTGCTCCCGTACGACGGTTGATCCAAATCTGAATCGGACGGCCCGTCGCGTTCTTGTTCGGGATTGCTACGTAGGTGCTAGAGGAAATACGGCTGATGTTGATATCAACCTGATTCGTGCCCGTGCCTGTGCGGATCACGTGGTCAAGCAGGTCTACCGTATCGGCAGGGAGGTCGTAAGTCCCCGTGTTGTAGGACAGTGCGTGCGTCCCTTGCTCCAGCGTCCAGAGGTTAACGCCCCGATTTGCCCAGTCCATTAGCAGCAAGGACAGGCTCCGCTTCGACGTACGTAGGTCATAACCGGTACGCAATTCCGCACCACAACGCTCGAAAGCCTCCTCCACAATCGTGTTGAGGTCGAGATTAAAATCCGTTGTCGCTGTGGTTTTGTCAGCCATTACATTCCCCGCCGTCTATACGACCTTACTTTTTCTTTAACGCCTTTAGGCTGCGCGACAAACTGCTTGCCTTGCGCTTTACCTTTCCGCTTAGCGGCGGTGGTGCGGGCATACTCAGCAGGACTGAGAGCCTTGATCGCAGCCTCTGGAAGATACCTTTCACCCGTGTCAGAAGATCGTTTACCACTTTTGGTTCTCCATTTTTGCTGCGTCCACGCTTTAAGAGACTGCTGGGGGGCTTTCATGACTTGTATCCGCCACCCTTAGACTTGTACTGCTTTGCCAGCAACTGCGCTTTTCTTGCGCTCCACTGACCCGCCTTGGTACCCTGCACGGCCCGGCCCTTGATCGACTCAAAGAGCCGCTTACGCATACCGGGCTTCGTATAATTCCCCGCCTCATTCACACGGCTCTCGCCGCCCTTGGCGAAGGTTTTGATAGGTTTCCCAGTCCCCAGTACGGGCTTATCATCCCCCCTGCGCTTCGCTCGGGGGATCTTTTTCGGCATCATGGCACCCATACCGCGAGAAGGCATCATACGAACTTGCCTCGGGTCTTACCCTTTTTGGCGACACCATCACCACGACAGCAGGAAGACTTAATCTTGCCGCCAGAGGCTTTGCTTTCTATCTTAACCGTGCCTAGTCGTTCGCCCTTGCCTTTGTAGGAAGGGGGCTTGTTCTCTTCAGATTCGATCAGATAGTACTCGTTACTTTTCTGGTCGTACCCAATGATAGGCTCTCTAAAAGCCTTGCCGCTTCCACGATAAGGGCCAGTTTTGCCCCGCACAACCGCACGGTTACGCAGTCTTACGATGTCCTCATAAGGTACATCCATGCGCTTAAGTAGGTCGGCTACCTTTGGATCACGGGGATCGTAGGCGACGACTTCCTCTTCTACCCTGCCACCCTCGTCAAACTTCTTAGGCTTAGGTGGCTTAGGCATACGGGGCATTTTCATAGAGGATGCCCCGAAACGAGGCATCTTCCTTTTAAACATCCCAGCAGTGTATTTCGGGATGCGGTTCATAGTTAGACCATCCGACCTCGGGTCTTACCCTTAGTGGCGCAGCCATCAGCACGCTTGGAAGCGGAAGAACGCGCCATGCCGCCCCCAGCCATTTTCTTTTTCGGCGGGGCCTTCTTAATGTCGTCGCCAAAACCAGCGCCCGGCTTAATCGTCGGGACATCCGGCAGCATATGTCGAGGAATTAAATCGTCGCGGGGCGACGTAGGCGGCATTGCAGGTTTACGAGCATTCTTAGACATTAGCATTTACCGCCATAAGCCATTTTGACCATCTTGCCCTTGGTCTTACCCTTGGACGTGATGCCGTCGGCACCGCGACGGTACACCGAACCGCCTTCGCTGAACTTCATCATGGCTCGGCCAGCAGCGCCCTTCTTCTTAAGCGCACGGCCCATCTTGTCAGCCATTTCAGCCTTCTCATGTTTAATCATGGATTTCGGAGCGCCCTTCTTTTGCATGAAGGCCACTTCCTTCTTCATCATCGCCTTGGACTCTTTCATAGATCCTCCAGAACCAAATTTGCGGCCTTTATCGGCCTCAACGTAGTCACGACCCACAGATTGAGGGATTCCAAGACGCTTGGCTGCTTTGGGGTCATGAGCAACCATCGCCATCAAATTATGCTGTGCTTTGGACTTACTGGGCATTTGATTTAATTAGTTGATCAATTTTCTGATCCAACTTCTCCAGTCGGTCAATCAACTGCCGCATATCTTCACGAACTTCGGCTCTGGTAATGTGGTCTCTAGCCACTTCTTCCCGTGTCCTATTTAACAAAATGCCGAGCCTCTGTAACTCGGCAAATTTTTCTTTAACCACAAAACCAAGCATCGCCACGATTCCCGTAAGAACCATGTTCCAAACTAACATCTCCATGGCCTAACAGTTCCATGCTCTGAGACTTTTGTTAATACGACTATTTGGGTCGTTGGCGGTTTTGGCGCTCGTAAGTTTGCGCTTCATACCCGACATCCGGGCACAGAACGATTTCTTACGGGCACCGCCCTCGGGTTGAGGACGCTTGAGACCCGGCTTACCGGGATTGGCGCGGTTATAGGAAGCCCTGCCTTTAGCGTTTAAGCCGCCAGCAGGGTTTTTCCCTTCCTTGCGCTGCCACGCAGGGGTTTTAGGCATAGAACACCATCACCGAAACAACGTCTGTCAGATCGACATAAATGTTGTTCTGGAACAGCAGACCCTCGCCCGGCAGGAGGATGTAGTCCGGCGTCGTAGACGAAGCAAGGGTATTAATCGTCATCCGGGTCGTGCCGGAAGCCCCGCCGTCCTTAAACACCACACTCCCCGCACCAGTATCGGGAACGATGTAGATAGCCTTTACACGAGCGCGGCCAAGATTATTCGTGGCCTGATCCTGCAAGAGCCCGTCTGTCGTTCGTACCGCACTGGCTAAGACATCTGTTTGCATAGCCATTTATGCGGCTCCTATTAGGTCAGCAAACCGAGGTTACGCAGCGCTTTGACAACCTGACCAATCGTGTAGCCATCGAAGGTAGCCGTATCGTCCGCGATGCCGCTCGTGTTAGCCACAAAGGTGGCGGCGGTCACAGCAGTGGTCGGGCGAACGATCTTAGTAGCGCCGTAGAAACCAATCGTGTCGGTACCGGCGTTGCCCACGCCCGTGTTGCCCGTGATTTCCACGTTGTTGAACGTAGACGTGCCGGTGGTGGCCGTGACGTTACCCGTCACATTGCCTACGACTACGCCTTCAAAGCCATTGTCCGAAGCAACCGGACCAGAGAAAGTAGTACGTGCCATTTTTATATCCTCACATGCGAGTTGCGCTTATCAGTCTGCATGTCGTCAGTCGGGTCTGTCTGATAAGCAATTTATCCCGATGAACGACTATATACGCTTACAAATCTAAAAAGGAAAGGGGGCCGAAGCCCCCCTTCCCAGTCTCATCAGGACGAACCCGGCGATCCAAAGATGCCAAGGGGATCCGACCAACCGAACGAGTAACGCTCGCGGCTCTTGTACCGCACGTTGCCCGTGTCGAAGTCACCGTCCATCGAGTTCGCCAGCGGCGTACGGACAAAGTGCTTCATACCGTTCGGAACGTCGGTTCGGAGGAACCAAGCATTCGTGTCGGTAAGATAGTGGTTGACCGTGTAGCCTTCCGGAATCGAACCCATTGCCTTGAGGGCGTTGATGTCGTTATCAGCGGTCGCAACACGGAGTTCCGTGTCGAGGAGTCGCTTGGCAACGAACATAAGCGCCGGGGGGACGATGAGTTTGCGCGGCTTCGCAGCAATGAGCAGACCACGTTCGTCGGTCCAGCCCGCGATCTGAATCACCGCAGCCTCAAGCGAAGTCTCGTTGAGGTCCGAAGCCGTCAGACGGTTGCTGTTAACACCGCCCGAGACGAGCGGGTGGTTGGCATTACAGAGCGACACGCCGTCACCACCGGTCACACCGGCAGCGAAAGCATTGTTGAGCACTGCAGCAGCCTTAACCTGCTTCGTGTACGCCATGGCGCGAGCAAGAGCCTTCGTGTAGCGCTTGCTGAGCGAGTCGTACAGATTGTCTTCCACAGCCTCTTCCGTGATGGAGAAGCCGAGAGCAATCGTCTCGTGGTTGTAGCGAGCCGTCCAAGCCTCTTGCGCGTTATCGTACGCAATCGCTTGGCCTTCCGGCTTCACCGGGGCAGCGGAGAATCCGCTGAGTTTCGTCTCTTCTTCAAAGGAACGCTCGGAGGTCTCAGTCTCGTAGATCTCCTTGTGCTCCTCACCATACTGCTTGTACTCAAGACCAAACAGGGCATTCAAGCCGGGGAGGAGTTCCTTAAGAAGTTGTGCGCGTGAAATAGCCATTTCTTACAACTCCTATTAGGTGCCAGTCGCGTTGTTATACGCGTGGTAGCCAGCATTGAACTTCACGATGAACTCGACGAAGTTGCCGCTGCTGTTTACCGAATCGGTCACAACATCAACCACACGCAACGGCAATGACGACGTTACGTTGTTGATGAAGACGCCCATCTTGCTGTTACCGGTCGTCGCTGAGCCCGTGTTGAGCACGAGTTCCGCGTTGGTGCCAAACGAGTTGGCACGGGTAACATAAGCCGGGAGAAGACCGCCCGAGGCGTTGTTCGCAACGTTGCTCGTCACGTTGACAACCCTGTACAGCGCGTTCGGATCATCCGAAACGTAAGCCGTAATGTCGTCAGCAGCCACGCTTCCCGGGTAGTACTGGGAGAACAGTTTCTGCTTCGTGGTCGGGTTCGTGTACGAACAGCCGAGGAACACGCCGATGATGCCCGCAATCGGGGAAGCATCGTTCTGAAGGGTCGTAATGATGACATTTGCCGACGAGTTCAACTGAACGACATCGCCGTTGTAGATGGCAGTGCCGTAGTTGTTCCCAATCGGAATCTGTCGCGTAGCACCAGCGAACGGAAGGCCGCCAACCAAGTTGACCGGCTTCAGTCCATAAGGTGCATCAACAGTGGGATAAGCCATTTGATACTCCTAAAGTGAATTTATTTACCTTTACCGAACGAGGTCGTGGAGCGTCGTTCATTGAACAGCGGCATCCTCTCGTCGTTCAGCCTCATGAAGTTGTTGTCTACAGACTGAATCTGAGCCTGTGCTTGCTTGGCGTAATAGTCATCACGCTGCTTCATCAGGGCTTCAGGAGCCTTACAGAGCAACAACCCGCCGATCTCGATGTTTCCTTTAAATTTGGAATTCGGGTCGGCTTGTAACATCAACTCCGGGTGGTCTTCGGCCTTTACAGGCTCCCAACCTTCACGAAGTTTTGCGGACGTATTCGTAGGGTCTGCTTGACCCATGATGCTAGTCCGGATCCAGCGATAAACCCAACCTTCCTCTTGCCTTGGTTCAGGAAGCGTTTGAGGCGGGGTCCATGCCATTTTGCGTTGCGCTGATTCTCGATTTTCGAGTTCACGAGCGAGTCTGTTCTCAGCCATTGTCGTTCTCCAGTTGTAACATTGCTTTTGCGTACTGTTCGTTGCTCAACCCAAGTTTTTTGGCTATCGCAACTTGAGACGATGTCAGGCGGACCTGACGCGGCGCGGTTCCCCGCGTGACTGGCGCTACAACAGTAGCCGGTTTTGTGCGAGCAGGTTTTTGGGCCTGCTTCGTTTGAGGCTTCTCCTCCTCTTCAGCATCGTCAAATGCCTCGGGGAATCGCTTCCTCATAGTTTCATCGACTCGGCGGTAATACTCGTCAGTGCGAGGATCAATACCGGACCGGACCAATTTCTCATGCAGGCCGAGTGCGAGGGCGGTCATTTCCTCGTCCACACCAAACCAAGTGTTTTTATCCCGCCATGCCGTAGCCTTTGGATCGGCTTGCGGCTCAGGGGCACTTTGCGGTGTCGCTACCTGTTGTGTTTGTTCTACTCTCTCTTCAGATTCTTGTAAAGAGGGCTGATATCGTTGGAGATTTTGTAGTCTGAGTTTAGCGTCGGTCAGTTTTTCCTGAGCATTGGTAATAAGTTCGGAATCGCCCGACTCATAAGCCTGCTTCAGTTTGTCTTTGGCAACCGCAAGTTCGTAGTCGGCATATTTAGCCACCTCACGAAGGAACGCTTTCTCGTTCTTGGTTGCCCGTTCTTTGACCTGACGAAGTTCCTGATCACGGGCTTGAGCAAAGCGCAGGGCTTCCTCTTTCTCCCGCATCGCGGCTTCCTTCTCACGACGCTCGTCGTGCCAGACCTTTTTCATTTGGGAAAGGCGCTTCTTAACCTTCTCGGAATACTCCTCAAGGTCATCGCCTTCCAACTCCTCTACCATCTTCTTGGGCAGAGGCTTACGACCCCGATCTTCCGGCGGGGTGTCATCTTCAACCTGAATATCTAAATCGTCGCTAACGTCTTGTTTAGCCTCGACTTTTTCTTCAGACGACTCGGCTGCATTTTCAGCCTCTATCTCGTCTGGAAACTTATATTCTTCGCGTTCAACGGCCATGATTTACTCCTATGCGCGACGGATGCCACGGGGGTCATCAACCACCGCTTCC